ATACTTACTGATTACAACTCTTAACGTGTGAGTATCAATACATTACGCAACATACTTACACAAATGATAGTGGATTAGATAGCACATATGGGTGATATGGATGTGTTCCCTACACACACACACACACAACGAATGCGATAGCATTGATACACTGAGTGACGACGAAGTTCCTATTCTATACTACTAGATACAACATTAGTTGTCGCATAACAGCAATGAAAAGAGTTTAAACACGCGCAGCGACCTATTTAGAATGAGCGCGACATTTTTCCCGTAGAAAAGAGGGGAGGGGTTGGAAAAGTTTCGACAACGGAGGGCTCTCTACCATAAGACATCCGCACTCAGAAAAATATAAAAAATTTTTAATTAGCTTTGTTGAAACTAATATATAATACGATGGATATATTCAAGAAAAGAAAAGCTAAAAAGAAAGCAAAAGAAAACGCAGCAGTGTTAGCACAGAGAGGTAAATCGATGCGTAATCAAATTAAAAGCTCTCAAAAACCTACATCAATAAAAACAAAAATGCCTGACTTGAATCGTGCAACTACAGAAGCTGAAGATTTTGCTGCTAAGAAACGTAAAGACAGGTCTGGTAAAGGCAGGTTGTCTAGCTCTTATAAAAAAGGCGGTATGGTTAAGTCTTACAAAGGTGGAGGATTTATACAACATGATTAATAATGATTTAATATAATAATTGTTTGTTTGTTTTAGTTGGAAAGGGTATGTCTATTAGACTGCCCTTTTTTTTTACTATCTTTACACTATGGAAACAATGGATAAGCAAAAAAGCAAATACGGAATTATAGAGATAATGCCTAATGGTAAAATATATGGGTATGTTAATGTAATAGAAATGTCTGACAAGCAAGAAGAACTTATTGTTAATGATTACATTGACATGGGCTATCTTCCCACTGAAAACAATTACTCATTAGTTGGTGGTAGTGTAGACACAATAGACTTCAGATACATGGATGAAGATGGTATAGCACAAGAAGGTGAAATGCCATATGTTAATCATGGAATACTTTTAATGAAAACCTCACTCAAGAAATATGTACCTACTGAAGATAAGTAAACAAGGTAACATCGTAGATGACGATGGTATATATGGTATACCAGAATTTAAATCTGTTATTGAAACTAGTGGGTTAGGTACAAAAGGTTTAATGTATGTTGCTTACATAGCTGACTACGATTCTCCCTACCGACACTTTACAGAAGAAGAAAGATTAAAGGTGGTAGCAAAAGACTTGTATGACAACTACGAATGGAAGGGTATTAAAAATAAAAAAATCGCTGTCGCGATACTCAAGTACAATGAATTACAGTACGACCCTTTAGATGCACAGCTTGCCGCATTTAATGAAAAGATAAATGAGTATACATCTTTATTAGAAAATACAAAAATAAATATTGATAATGCAGCTGACATACAAAAAGTTATGATAGGTGTAGACAAAATACTAGCCACTCGTAAAACATTATTAGACGCTATCGAAAGAAGAGGTGAGCGCTCTAAGATTGCTGGTAATAGAGAGCTTAGTTACTTAGAAACCTTACTAAGTCAAAAGAATGTATGATATAAAAAAATACGCGCCTGTTATACATGAAGGCATACCTGTATTAAACCCAGAAAGCGTGGCTTTCAGAGAGTATTGGGACACACAGATATATCGATGCAAGAATGGTTTTAAACCTAAAGGCATGGACGCTATAACTGGTAAGCATTACTACTATCTAAACTTCTATAAAATTCTAGGTAGTGATGGAATTAAAGGTAACAGTCGTAAAACTCTTATCTCTCCTTGGTATAGAGACATGGACAAAAACTATTTTGACCTGTTCGATACTTGTAAGGAAGAAGAGAAAGGAATGATTGTAATTAAAGCAAGGGATAAAGGCTTTTCTTATATGAATTCTGGTATACTAGCACATGAATACACATTCTACCCACACAACCATATTGGTGTTGCAGCAGGGTTACAAGTAACAGCAACGTCTTTCTTTGATAAAGTAAAGGCAGGGCTTAACAATCAACACTCAAACTTTAGACATTCCACTTTAAAAGAAGGTGACGAAATACTAAGGTCAGGATACAAGATAAAAGACAAGCAAGGTAAGTGGGGTGTAGATGGATTTCAATCTGTTATACACTGTAGGACTATGAGTAACCCTGAAGTTTATAAGGGGGAGCGTTTGTCTGTTATGATATTTGAAGAAGCAGGGGAGTTCAAGGAACTACTAAATGCATACATGTCATCTAAAGCATGTTTTATGGATGGTGATGTTCAGTATGGCGTTCCTGTTATTGGAGGTACTGGGGGTGATATAGAAGCAGCATCTAAAGATTTTATGGAGATGTATTATAATGCAGACGCATTTAATTTAGTTCCTATGTTTATACCTGCATCTATGTGTTATCATGGATACTTTGACATGTCTACAGGTATATCCGATAATGATAATGCTACTAAGGCATTAAAAGAACGTAGAGAAAAACTACAAGAAGCAGGCAATCAAAAAGGTTATAACTTAGAGCTACAAAATTATCCTTTATCTGTAGAAGAAGCTTTTTTACAGACTAAGAACTCTAGGTTTAATGTTGCTAAATTAAACTCACAAAGAAGTGAGTTGCTAAGCAATGAAGAACTGAAAGGTCAAATACAACATGGTAGGTTAGAATGGGATGGTGACGGTATGAATGTAAAGTTTGTATTAGACAAATATGGTCCTTATAAAATATTAGCACACCCAAAAACAGAACTTAAAGGTTTAGACATCGGTGGTATAGATTCTTATGACCAAGACGAAGCGTCGACTTCGTCAAAAGGAAGTGCTATTATATTCCGTAGATTTTATAACATGGATATAGCTGGAAACTACCCTATTGCTGAATATACAGAGCGTCCAGACACTGCTGAAGAGTTCTGGGATGGGTGTCTAAAATTAGCCGTATATTACAATGCCAAAATGTTAATCGAGTTTACGCGAATTGGTATCATAGGACACTTTCAAAGAGCAGGTGGTAAACACTTCCTAAAAGAAAGACCTAAGACAGCACACTCTCCTAAAACTGTGAATAGAAACAGGTATGGTTTGCAAATGAATAAACACACTAAAGCAGTGATGGAACAGTTCATAGAAAACTACATAGAGGAAAACTGTCATGATATTTGGTTTATAGATTTATTAGATGAGCTGAGTGTATATGGATTACGTAATACGGATAGAGCAATAGCGTTTGGTTTATGTTTAATACACGACATAGACCTATATGATAAGCAAGTTAAAACAGAACAAGCTGTACAAGAAGGTATTGGCTTTGTATACTATAGAAGAGAAAACGGAAGATTGATTCCATATAAAAGATAGAAAATGAGTAACTTTCCTAAGCAATTTATTTCAGACAGTGAAAAAACAGTAGACTGGTGTGAAAAAAATTTAGACGCAATAATACAACAATTAGAACACGCTAACTCAGAGGGCTCTGTAAGTAACTATGATAAAGACATAAGTAACTACAGGCTTTACAATGGTGATTTAGAGTATGACGATTATAGCTATGTGACTGAGCAATATAATATGCCATCACCAGCTACTATGGCTAACTACCCTATCACACGTAACAAAGTCGATTTGTTGTGTAACGAAGATTTAAGTAGGCCACTTGACAAAAGTGTATTTGCAATTAACATAGATGCTGCGCTTAGGAAAGAACAGTTTAAAGTTTCTTTAATTGCTAATGAGCTTTTAAAAGAAATTAACTCAGAGGTTGAAGGTGAGTTTGGAATGGAGTTAGAAATGGATAACAAGGATTATCCAATGCCAGAAGATATAGATTTGTTTATGCGCTATCAGTATAAAGAAGTCTTAGAAGAATCTATACATGACGGCTTAGACTACTTAAGTCAAAAGTACCAACTTAAACATGTATTTAAGGAGGGTATGCGAGACCTTCTTGTTACAGCAAAAGAGTTTTATAAGATATACATTAAAGATGGCGACCCGTTTGTAAGAAGAGTTGACCCAAGGACTTTTGTGTTTGATAAATCAATAGACTCAGACTTTTTAGATAATGCACAATGGGCAGGTGAAGAAAGATGGTTAACTATAAACGAAGTGATAGATGAGTTTAGAGATGAACTTGAGGTGGAAGATGTTCGTGAATTAGAAGACATGAGACAGGCCACTTCTGATAACATAGATAGATGGAATGGTATTTTTAATTGGGTTGAAATAGACCACTCTAAAACAGTAAAGGTAAGAGTTATTACAGCTGAGTGGAAATCTATCAAAGCAATTAGATATAAAATTTCAGAAAACAAATACAACCCTGAACAGCCATTTAAAAAGGTTGTATCTGACACTTATAAAAAAAGAAAAAATGAAACCATTGAAACAAAATGCGTTGATGATATATGGGAAGGGACAAAGATTGGTGGTAAAATACTCGTACAATGTCGTAGACGCCCTAATCAAGTTAGGTCTGTTGACGATGCTGGTAGCACATCTTTATCTTACGTAGGAGTTGTATATAATCACACTACAGGTAAACCAACTAGTTTAGTAGACATACTTAGACATACACAAATGCTGTATAACATTGTTATGTACCATATTGAATTAGCGTTAGCTCGTTCAGGTGGTAAAGCAGTTGTATATGACGTATCACAGATGCCAACAAATATTGGTATGGACATGCAAGAGGTGATGTACCATTTAAAGAATGATGGTATCATACCTATAAACTCAAGAGATGAAGGTGGAGATAGTGCTTCGTTTAATCAATTCCAACAAGTTGATTTTACATTATCGCAATCAGTGCAGCAATTAATTAACCTTAAGCTCATGCTTGAGCAAACTGCAGGACAAATATCAGGCGTCTCACCACAAAGAGAAGGTGCTGTAGAACAATACGAATACGTTGGTAATGTGCAACGTTCTGTAAGTCAGTCATCTATATCGACAGGCGGTTGGTTCTACTCACACAACGAAGTTAAAAAGAAAGTCTTTGAGAAACTTGCTAACCTTATGAAGCTATCGTGGGCAGGAGGAAAAAAGGCTGCTTACATTTTAGGAGATGCTGGATATAAAATGTTAAACATAATGCCTGATGTATCTTTAAATGATTATGGTATTTTCTTAGGAGATGCAGGTAAAGATGACGCGCTAAAGCAAGTTGTACAACAAATGTCACAAGCTGCGTTGCAATCTGGTACTATAAGTATGTTAGATGCTATTAAAGTGATGAAGTCAGATACGATGACAGAAGCACAAGCTGTGTTAGAGCAAGGTATAGATGCTATGCAGAAACAACAGCAACAATCAATGGAGCAACAAGCTCAACAACAACAAGCTGCTGCTGAACAACAACAAGCCCAAGCACAAGTGCAAATGGAGATTCAACAAATGGATAACCAAACTAAAATACAAGTTGCACAGATTAATGCTGAGGCTAGAGTTGCTGCACAAGAAATTGCTTCTGATGCTCAAAGAGATGTTGACGATACAAGAGAAAAGAATAAGCTTAATTTAGAAAAAGTAAAAGCTGACTTAAGTGCACAACAAAAAGATAAAGACTCTGAAAACAGCATGAAGCTTGAGTCGAGAAAAAATGTTGAAAAAAAATAATATCTTTGTAAACAGAAAAAGCAAAATAAAATGGCAGAAGAAAGCAAATTAGTAGAAGAGGTTATCTCTTCAGGAGAAGAAAATAAGCAAGAAAGTTTTGACCCTACATCTTTTTTAGGTTCAGAAACACAAGCTTCAGAAGCTTTAAGCGAGCAACCAGTTGATAATCAGGAAACTGCGGAAACAACTGAAACAGTCGAGAAAGAACTTGACATGGATGACTTTACTTGGGACTCTATAGAAGATGAACAAAAAGAAGTGGAAGTTGTTGCAGAAGAAAAAGTTGAAGAGGTAAAAGAAGAGGATGACGATTGGGATTCTGACGAGGTGGTAGAAGCTGTCAAGGAAGAAGCACCTAAAGTTGAAGAATTTGATTGGAACTCCTTAAGCGAAGAAACTGGTATACAAGCTGAAAGTAAAGAAGAGTTTGTAGCTAAAGTACAAGAAGCTTTAAAACCACAAGTGGACGATAATGATACTATCAAAAACTTGAACAACTTTTTAGAGCTTACAGATAAAGATTTAGTCATTGCTGATATGAAAGCTTCTAAATATGAAGATGAAGCAATAGACGACACGATAGATAGATTAGAAGACTCAGGTCTTCTTAAAAGAGAGGCTACTTTGATACGCCAGCAATTATCTAAGCATATTCATTCTGAAAAAGATAGAATACGTACAGAAAAAGCAAACGAAGAAAAGCAGCAAGCTGAGGCATCAGTAAAATCACGCAAAGACTTACAAAACTTTATAAAAGGTAAAGATGAGTTTTTTGGTGGTAAGGTGTCACAGAAAGATAAGAAACAATTGTATAGTTATATAACAAAAGGGAATTTTGCCCAAGATGTATTCGAGTCACATGCCAATGTTGCAGAGGCCGCTTTCTTATGGCAAAACAAGGATAAGATTTTCAAGATGATAAAAACGCAAGGCGTTGAACAAGGAAAATCTAGAGTTCTTGATAACATTACTTCTCCTAGTAGAAATAATCGCTCTTCCAATAGCTTTGAAGCCCCATCGAAAGGCTTTGACCCTAAAAAGTTTTTGGGATAGACTATATTATGTTTAATATAAAATAATTTTTAATTTTAACACTCAGAAAAAATGAGAGTATATTCCGCTAAATATGATGCTGCCCATAACACGGCAGATAATTCTCTGGTAGCAAACTTATTAAAGTACCCAGAGATTGCAAAAAAAGTAATCGAGCTTTATCCTCGATACACAACAACTTACCTACTTGAAAAACTAAGCTTTGGTGCTGGTGAAAAAGTATTAGGTGATAATTCTTTCGAATGGAAGTCAATGGGCCGTTACAGAGGTCAACAAACTTTAGCTGCTGATTTAACAGCAGATTCAGTTGTAGGTGCATCAATAAGCTTTTCAGTCACTGATACAGCTGATGTACCATGTTTAATTAACACAAGCGACATCGTTCGTTTAGCTTCAGGCTTACAAGTGCACGTAGAATCTATTGTAGATGGAAGTGATGTAAAAACTGTAACAGGTAAAGCATTAAATGTAATAGATGCAGACGCAAGTGGTGCTGTAGATGCAGCTAGTGGTTCTGTTATAGGTGTAATTGGTAACGCTTTTGGTGAAGCTTCTTTAGGAGCTGAAGTGGGTGAAGGATATGCTTATCCAGAAACTCGTAAAAACTGGTTAACCACTTCACGTAAGAAATTAGTTATTGACGCACGTGACTTAACAGATGTTACATGGGTTGAGCACAATGGACACCGTCTATGGTTCTTTACTAAAGAGCAACAAACAGAAGCTCAATTTATGTATGACCTAGAAGTTATGCGTTGGTTTGGACGTTCTTCTGTTGCTGATTACACAGCGACACAAGTTGGTTCTAACGCTTCAGCAGCTGGAAACATGCCAATTATTGGTGATGGTCTTTTAGCTCAAATTGAAGATTCAAACGTAGCTACTTACAATGCTAGTGCAGATTTAACTGAAGCAATTATCACTGAATACATTGGTCAATTATCTCTTAACGCTGCTTCTCCAGTAGGAAACGAGTATGTTGTATTTACAGGTACACAAGGTCGTGTGCAATTCCACAGAGCAATGAAAGACTTATTGTTTAAAAACGGTGGTCAAGCTTCAAACGTTATGGTTGACAAATTTGGTCAAGACGTAAATGTAGGTGCGCAATTTAGTACTTATACAGCTTTAGGTAATAAAATTACTTTAGTACACTGTCCAGTATTTGATGACCCTAATCTAGCTGCTAGTGCACAAATGGCTAACAACACTGCTATATCAGGAGCTGGTTTTCAAACTACAACTTTAGGTGGTATGATGGTATTTTTAGATATGTCTACGCAACAAGGTGTTGCTAACATTGAATTAATTTCTAAAGGTGCTGAAGGATTAAACCGTAACTGGGTTAAGAAATATGTACCAGGAATGATTAACCCTTATGACTCTGCGTCTATGTTAGCTGCTTCGGGAGATGACAGATTCGAATGTCACTGGTTAACTCAATCAGGTATTATAGTTCGTAATCCATTATCATGTGGTATTCTTAAGCCAACAGGTTTAGTACTATAATTAGTAATTAATTTTAAAAAATAAAAAAAATGTCAAGAGAATTAGACGGAAATAAGAGCTTCTTCAAATCAGTGGAAGACAAAAATTACATGACACGAGAACAAGGTCGTGTAGCATGTAATGTAATTGATAAGCCATGGGTTTCAAACGTTATTGAATTGCACGATTATGAATCTGGAAGTACTATTCTTTTAGGTGACATCACTGCTGCAGGTAATATTAAATTACCTATGCCTCAAAAAGGGCTTCAATATGTATTGATTGCAACTGATGAAAATTCAGCTCATGCAGTAACTGTTAAGTCTTGGACTCACGCAGCTACTAGAGCGGTTGGTAATACCAAATTCAGAGGAATCTGTCAAGGTGGTGCTACTGGTGTATCTATAGATAGTGACGTAGGTTTAACCTTTGTAGCTTCAAAGATTAGTACAGGAGACCATATTACATTAACATCTGATGGTGATAAGTGGTACGTTCAAGCAGTTATAGAAATAGCTTCTGGAGTTATAGGACTATAATAAATTATTTAAGTGCACCTCTTCGGGGGTGTACTTATTTTTCTTAATTAACAACAAAAAGCAAAAAAGATGAAAGCAAAACAATTAGTAGAGTACAGGTACAAAAACCCAAAAGGGGTTGCATCGTACACTTTTGGAAATTACAAAGGTAAAAACGGGAGAATCATTGAGTATAAAGACATCAATGGTAATTCAGAACAAATTACTTTTAAAGGAGCGTCGGTATTATTAGACATGTCTAACGAAAGCCACGTTTTAATTGACAATTTCTTAAAGAACAATCCTGATGTCGTAGGAGGTAGATGGATT